ATGATCGCTCTCAATTTGTCAGTGTCCGATCCTCCAGACACCATGTTTCCGCCCTTAATCTTCATTTTGCCTCCAGATTGACTACTTTTCTTGCGTTGAATTTGGGGGAAGATTTAGAATAGTCCTTGAAGAATTCGTAAATGTCTCCGGTTTCCTGATTCAAGAAGAATATTTTTGGAATATCCGACTGGTATTCTTTATACTCGAATCTTACGTATTTTTCTTGCATCAGAACGGGTCCTCCTCGTTGTTGATAACGCTGTCTGTGACTGGTTCATTTGGTGGCAGGTCGTCGTCTTTCTTGAATCCTTCTACTGCCGCCCTAAGAGAGTCGGTGCTCTCTTGCATCTTCTCTTTTCGTTTCTCGTCTTTCTCCACGTCAATGACTTCTTGCGTGTAATCTTTGAGATGCTTAAGAAGTTCAGCCATGAACTCCGGTTCAGCACAGATGTTCTGTTCTATGTAGATGTCAAGGGGCTTCTTATTAACTACGTTCAACACGTTCATGTAACCAGAAGACTCTGCGTTGATTGGATTTTCTACTTCCATGGCAACGTCAAATCTTCCTTCTGGGTTTGTGTATACTTTCACCCTGTAGCGAAAGACGTCAATCAGGTTTATGTTCAGTTCTGCCATTATCTTAGAGATCCTGTCATGCAGAACGCCGTAGAGATAGTCCTGGAACGAGGCGATCTTGATCTTTTTGTCGTGTATGACGTAAGTGTTGAAAAACTTGGTAGGAACTGCTATGCGCCAAACTGCTTTGGGGACCTTAGTTTCGGACAACCACTTGTCCACCACACAGCCTTTGCAATTGATCCTCTGTGCTCTTAATCCTCTTGCCTTGGCAAGATCGTAGAGACCAAAATGTGTGTTGACTTCTTCGAATGGGTAGTCGATCTCAACTTCGTCTTTTTCCAAATCAATGGAAACAACTTTGGGGACGATAAGGAACGAATAGGTGTTGTTCTTGAGGAACTTAAGGTAGTCTACCGATCCATTTGTGGAGACTGTGTTCTTTGTTGCTGTGAACTTTTTTTCAAAAGTCTCTTTTGCTTTTATCTTCATACTGGCTCCTTTTTATGCTACTTTTTATATTATACGACATGCTAGTCCTATGTACACATAGAAGACAGAGAGCTGCCAACTTTCTTTTTTAAGAATTCGTTCAGACTCTCTTCGGAGGCGTTCTTGGTGAAGTCAACGGTGAACAAATAGTTCATAATACACAGTTTTTCTGTGGTTAGACTCTTCTCTACGTCGAGTTCCTTTCTTTTGGCATTGTTGGCTCCGAGGATGAAATACGTGCTTCCGTACTCCTCGACAAGAGAGATCTTCTCTATCATGTTGTTCAGGAGTTTGGTGGAGTTGATGGTGTAGAATATGTAGGACGGCTTCTGCTCCTTCTTGTCTATCTTCTTCCTGTGAGCGCGGATTATGTTCACGTTTTTCGTCAGTTCTTGGTCCAGCATCCCGGTTAGTTCTAGGTTCTTCGTCTTGTCTATGGACAGCATGAGGACGATGGTCTTGTTTGTGATGACTTCGAAGGTGTCTTCGAACTTCTCCTTGGCCCAGTCGAACGCGTAGAAGTGTTCGTTGTCTATCCTGTAGACGATGACCTTGTCTGTGAATTGTTTCAGTCTAGGGATGAACTGCGTTATCTGGTTGGCTATGAAGCCATTGCTGAATTTATGTGATAGTGGTTTGATCGGGAAGAACACGCTCATGATCTTGGTGGTCGATATTTTTTCTGTGGTTGGTTCCATCACTTACTCCCTGCAACATTTGGCACCATACTAATGCCACTTTATATTTTCGAACACGTAGTTAATTACTTAAATGTTTCCACACTCAAAAGAATCTCTGCATCTTCTCCCGGAAACTGCCATGCGTAACTTGAATCTGGTGGTCTGCGCCTTGTCGTATTCTTAAACCCTATGGTCTGTAAGACGAACCTTAGTTGGTTTTCGGTGAACAGGAACTTGTGTCCTTGTCCTGGAAACCATTGGGCCGCAAAGAACACACTGTACAGGCTGTTCCTCTTCTGTTCGTCGGCCACAAGAAACGACCTACACAACGATTCTAGGTCAGGAGTTTCTAAACACAGCCTTCCGCCTGGTTTAAGAGCACGGTACCACTCTTTTAACACGGCATGTCCGGCGTAAAAATCAAAATGTTCTATCAGATGATTCGCCAGTATCTCATCGACGGAGTCGTTTTTGAACGGTAACACGGAACAGTCGAACACCATGTCAGCGTGGTTCTTGTTGTAAAAGTCACAATTTACATACCCCTTTCGGATGTCGCTATCACACCCTAGGTTCAATCTTACCACTTAACCTCCGACTCCGGACGAAGGTGGTTGGCCTCCTACGGGGATGCCGGACATCGATCCCATTCCCATAGAACCGACGCTGGTGCTGAAATCGCTCTCTCCGTCATACTCTTCTGAGGATTCGTCGATTTCTGTTCCACCGGCTGATATGTCGTCAGCATGAGTTTCGTCCTCGGTCTCTCCTTCAGGATCAACGTCACCACCAAAATCGTCTGGTGGTTGCTGTCCCTGTTCTGCGAGAAGTTGTTCCTTCTGCATCTTGTACTGTACGTACGTAGGGTTGAGGATGACGTCTCCACCGGACAGAGGCTTGAGGCCGTACTGTGATCTCATCTCGTTCACAGTCCTTAGGTAACCGACCTCCTGGGTCTCCATGTTCATCTTCTGAGCGTCGATGACGTCGGTGTAACCGTAGAAACTGAACTCCCACTCGCCGTCCGTCAACGGATAGACGATGTACTTGTTCATGACCGTTTCCATGAATTTAAGAAGAGGAACAAGTCCCTTGTCTTTGGAGAACTTGATTCTTTCGATGGCCGAAGAATCACTTAGGCTTCTTGACTGCGCTCCACCGGAAACTCCTCCCTTGTTAGGGAAGTTGATTTCAACAGGATCGATCTGGTAGATAGCGCAGATGACGTTCACGAGGTACTCCAACCACCTGCCAAACTCCATCTCTCTGTTGGACTGGTTGAAGTTGATCCACTCGAGTCCTTCCGAAGCTATGATGGGGGTCTTCCAGGCGTTGTTCACTCCAGCTATCTGTGAGTGCCAAGCCCTGCGGAACGCGTCAAGTTCTTCGGTCGGCAGAGAAGTTCCCTTCACGTTGAGTATTCCCTTCGGTGCGGACCCCTGTGTGAAGAACCTCTTGTTGTACTCTTCTCCGTAGATCTGCGCGGCTATGTAGTTGAGTGCCATCTCGATTTCGGACACGCCGTAACCGTTCGTCCTGATGTCTGTGGTTGGATTCCTGAGAGAGAAGGCCATCTCGTCGTAAGTATAACCGGTGTACAAGATACCATCTAGGTACTGTACGAAATATATCCCCTTGTCCCTCTTCGTCTTTGGGTCGGCGATTCTAATGGTACCTGCGTCTACTGGGTAGATGGCCGCAGGTTTATTAGTCTTCGGATCCTTCACGATTTCAAAACAGAGCTGGTCGAAAGTGAGACTGTCTCTTGTTATCTTTTTCAGGAACTCCATGAAACCCGGTCTTTCGGGGTCCTTACCGAGTGTCTCCTTATCGCCACAGTTCTCGATGAAGTCCATCAGGTACATCATCTTCTTGACTTTCTCTTCGCTCATGGTCTGGGGTGGAAGACTTGGGTTCGCCTGTCTCAACAGGTGACCGTACTTCTGTTCCTTTGGGTAGACCGTATAACCGATCCTGTCGTTGGGTGTGAGATACTGGCTCGAGAACAGGGAGACCTGGTTTATTCTTGTGTTGATGATGGAGGCGATCACGCCGTTCCTGTAAGAGATTTTTCTTAGAAGCTGGTAGGAAAGCGACCACGCGGTGTTCTTCGACTTGAACTGCAGGTAGTCGAGAACGAACAGCGGGTCGTAAAACTTTGATACCGGCTTCTGGTCCTTCGGGTCCTGAGCTCCGACGATCTTTCCGCCAGACAACTCTACTTGTTTGGATTTGTTGACGTCCTCTAAGTTCCCGTTTTCAACGAAAAGAGGTCCTGTCAGAGTCCCCGTCTTCTTCCTTGCCATACTACACTCCTGTTTTTATCCTATGAATTTCTTGTAATCGATTAGTTCGGCGGTGTCTGGTAAGAGGAACCTGATGTGTTCGTTCCTGTTAGTGTCCTGCTGATCTCTATAAATTAGTAATCTATCATCGTACATTGTCTTTTTATTACTGTCCTGTGTAACGGCAGACCCAGGAAACTGGTCTGCGTTTAAAAATTTGAACCTAGTAGTCTGTTTCTGGTTTATCAGGATGAACGTCCCTATGGCAACCGCTATGATGGAGTCGTCCTTTTTGCCAGCTTCCGCTTCCGGTTTGTTCTTTTCTGAGTAAACGAAGCTTAAGGCCTGGTCTAACCATATCTTGCTGTACACCACCAACATGTTGTTCCTAAGAACTTCAGACAGGTTATCCAGAATGAGAGGTCTGGTAGCCGAATTTGTCACGAACCCTGGTTTTCCGTCTGTTCCGTGGTATATATTAGGGTACTTGTCAAGTACTTTGGTGCCATCCTGTAACAACCCGTTGACGGCCCAGTAACACAGAAGGTGACCGTGGTTGTTTCTTTCGATGGCCAACTGTGGGTACCTGTAGAGGGAACCCAGGTGGTACAGGAGTCTCCAGAACTTTGGCATCGGTATCTTCTCGCTTATTTCGGCGCACATCTCTATCCTTACCGGGTCCTTGTGCAACCTCAACATGTAAGCGGCGGACGAGGAACCTGTTGGATTTCCTTCCGCTGGGTCAACACAGAGTATGTATCTAAACTTGGGATCCGGATCGAATGTCTTGTAGATCTTTATCTTTTCCTGTTCCACCTTCTGCCATTCGACGACCTTGTTAGCTTCTATCCAGAGACCGATTGATTTTATCATGTCCCTGTCGAAGAAGGGTTTTCCGGATGAGAGGAAACAGGACTGGTCGTCTTCTGGGTATTCTTGGAGGAACTTTTCTTTCAGGGTCTGTTGTTTTGACCTTCTCCACGCCATCTGTTGGAGGTTGGTGCCGTGAACGACCATGAAATCTTTTTCTTCGTCGGTCAGAGTCTCCTGTATGTAGGCCTGTTCTTCGTTCCCTATTTCGAACTTGTACTCGG